ATTTAAATATTGGAGTCAAAATGAAAAAACTAATCATATTCTTAACTTTATGCGCCTCTATGGCATTGTCGTCAAATGCTTTTGCAGCCTTTCATTGTGTGTCTACAGTCAATCGAGTTTTACTTTACGGGAATGGTGCTGTCAATGTCTTGCATGAAGGAAGAGGAAGCTTTACTTATATCTGTAATACGAAAGGTACATGGAAAGGGGTAGATAGTCGTACATGCGCATTATGGGTAGGCATGTTACGAAATATTCAAAATCACGAT